CCTCTAATAGTATAAAGAATATAGCGTAAATGGGTGGTGGTCTTCTTCAATTAGTAGCTTATGGTGCACAGGATGTTTATTTAACTGGTAATCCTCAAATTACCTTTTTCAAAGTAGTTTATCGTCGTCATACTAACTTTGCTATTGAAGCTATCCAACAAACTTTTAACGGCAATGCTGGCTACGGAAATACCGTAACTTGCCAAATATCGCGCAACGGTGATTTAATAAACCGCATGTATTTACAAGTTGATGTTCCTAAAAAGAAAGCTGCCCAATCCGCAACTACCAGCACATATCAAAACTATCTTGGTTTGCGCTTAATAAAATCCGTTGTTATTGAAATTGGTGGCCAACAAATAGATAAGCATTACTCGGACTGGCTTTACATCTGGAATGAATTATCTCTTCCTATGGGAAAACGTTATGCATATGATACTATGGTCGGCGCTGATAAAGATATATTAAACGGCAACCCCGCCAATGACAATATCCCCTCTACAACTCTATATATCCCCTTCGAGTTCTGGTTTTGCCGCAATGTAGGTCTTGCGCTTCCTTTAATCGCCCTTCAATATCACGAAGTCAAAGTGAAAATAGATTTTGAAACCAAGCCTAATTGCATATCCAAGGGTGATGGTCTACTAACTGACTTTGAAGATATTAAAAATATCTCTTTATGGGCCGATTATATATTCTTAGATACTGATGAACGCCGAAGATTCGCTCAATTATCCCACGAATATTTAATAGAACAGCTACAATTCACTGGCACTGAACCCCTCGTTGCCGGTACCAACAGAATTAAGCTAAACTTCAATCACCCCTGCAAAGAACTCATATGGGTCGCAAAAATAACACCTACTAACAATGTAACCAGATGGTATGATTACACCAATAAGGATGTTGCAGATCTAAAGACATCATACGGTCTTGCAGATGGTGGCAATGCCATACAGGGAGGACAGATTACATCTAACTACCTTGTTATATCCGATGTGAAACCAAAAGAAAATGTAAATCCTTTCACCAACGCAATCCTCCAATTAAACGGAAACGATCGTTTCGCTGTAAGAGAAGGTGATTATTTCAATTATGTTCAACCCTTCCAACATCACACTAATGTTCCCGTATATAACTCTATCAACGTATATTCGTTTGCACTAAAACCCGAAGATCATCAACCGAGCGGCACCCTCAATATGTCTCGTATTGACACCGCGACATTGATGGTTACTGCTAAAACCTCTGTTACTGCTTCATATCAAGGCATAAATATATACGCGGTCAATTACAACGTCCTTCGTATATTATCTGGTATGGGTGGCCTTGCTTATTCCAATTAAAAATATAATAAAGATATCTACTATAATAAAAATTAAAGAGTCGTGTTATATAATTTCCTTTTTTTTTTCTCCTCTAATAGTATAAAGAATATAGCGTAAATGGGTGGTGGTCTTCTTCAATTAGTAGCTTATGGTGCACAGGATGTTTATTTAACCGGTAATCCGCAAATTACCTTTTTCAAAGTAGTTTATCGTCGTCATACTAACTTTGCTATTGAAGCTATCCAACAAACTTTTAACGGAACTCCCAATTTTGGCAATCGTGTAACCTGCCAAATATCTCGTAACGGAGATTTAATACACCGTATGTATTTAGCAGTTGTTAATTATTATTCAGGAGAAGAAGTATGTCCTTATTTTGGCCTTCGTTTAATAAACTATGTAGAAATTGAAATCGGTGGTCAAAAGATAGACAAGCATTATTCTCACTGGATGTATGTGTGGAATGAACTCTCGCTTCCCGTATCAAAGAAAGATGCCTATAAAAATATGGTAGGCGCCAATGATATGCTTAAGAAAATAGGGACTGATGCTAATAATGGCGCTAATCTCTATATCCCCTTAGAGTTCTGGTTCTGCCGCAATGTAGGTTTAGCCCTTCCTTTAATCGCTCTACAATATCACGAAGTTAAAATAAACATTCTATTTGAAACAAAAGAGAATTGCAAAGGTACTGCTGATGAAATTACTGACCTTTCCTCTGTTTCATTATGGGTTGATTATATCTTCTTAGATACCGACGAACGTCGAAGATTCGCTCAATTATCCCACGAATATTTAATAGAGCAGTTACAATTCACTGGTACTGAAAGTGTATCGGCTGTTTCTGCCATTAAACCGAAATTATCCTTCAATCACCCTTGCAAAGAATTAGTTTGGTTATGCTCTTCTGACCATACTACTACTTCTACCGATAAACATGTTATAAATAATAACTGGATTAATTATTCCACCAAGGTTAATACCTATGCTGCCGATAATGCAGTATTATATAATGCTACTAGCGCAATTGACTCAACTAATCCCATAAAATCTGCCAAACTTGTATTAAACGGTAATGATCGTTTTGCTGCAAGACCAGGCTCTTATTTCAATTTAATACAACCTTATCAGCATCACGAAAATATCCCTGTTAATCCCGGTATCAATGTTTATTCATTTGCCCTTAAACCGGAAGAGCACCAACCAAGTGGCACTCTCAATATGTCTCGTATTGATACTGCTGTTCTCAATTTAGAGATTAACCAAGTTGATACCTACCTTTCTAATAACGCATCTTCAAAGAATCTACATGTCTATGCCGTAAATTATAATGTACTCCGTATATTATCTGGTATGGGTGGCCTTGCTTATTCCAATTAAAATATTATATATTTATTTATATATGTTGAAATTGCTATAAAGTTTCTTTTTTTTTTCTCCTCTAATAGTATAAAGAATATAGCGTAAATGGGTGGTGGTCTTCTTCAATTAGTAGCTTATGGTGCACAGGATGTTTATTTAACCGGTAATCCTCAAATTACCTTTTTCAAAGTAGTTTATCGTCGTCATACTAACTTTGCTATTGAAGCTATCCAACAAACCGCTTCGGGAAGTAATTCGCTCGGCTCTCGCGCCACCTATCAAATTACTCGCAACGGTGATTTAATACACAGAGTATATTTCTACGGAAAATTAAAAAATACTGGCGCTACCTCCAAAAAAATAGCGTTAGTTCCCAATGTAGGTCAAAAGTTATTGAAAACCGTAGAATTAGAAATTGGCGGACAACGCATAGATAAACATTATTCGGAATGGCTTTACATATGGAATGAACTTTCGCTACCTTATGGCAAACGTGAAGGCTACTATAAAATGATTGGTGCCAACAAGGAGAACTGCTGCACTCTATTGCCTTCGACATCATCTTATGAATTATATGTTCCCTTAGAGTTCTGGTTCTGCCGCAATGTTGGTTTAGCTCTTCCTCTAATCGCCCTTCAATATCACGAAGTTAAAATTAACATAGAATATGAAACTGTTACTAACCTCTGTGATATCAGTAATAAAAATTATTGTGCTGAAAATGATAGAGTTGGCGGCGAATCAAATGGTACTGGCTATTCTAATACCGAGTTGACCCTTGACGATCCTACTTTATGGGTTGATTACATATTCTTAGATACCGATGAACGCAGAAGATTCGCGCAATTATCTCATGAATATTTAATAGAACAGCTGCAATTCACTGGCACTGACACCATAACTTCATCTGGCTCAAATCCCGATTCTATGAAGAGCTTACGTATGAACTTCAATCATCCCTGCAAAGAACTTGTATGGGCTATCAGAAGTTCAACTGCTGCCAACAATGTATATTGGAATAACTTTTCTACTGCCGAAGCTGATAATACTGTTGAAACCACAACTTTCAATAACTATGTCGTTTCTAAAAATCCGGTAATGCAAGCAAAAATAATGCTCAACGGCAATGATCGCTTTGCAACCAGACAAGGCGAATACTTCTCACTAGTCCAACCGTATCAACACCACGAAAATACCCCTGATATGTATCACAAAGGTATCAATGTTTATTCGTTTGCCCTAAAACCCGAAGAACACCAACCAAGCGGCACCCTAAATATGTCCCGTATTGACACTGCTGTTCTATCTCTATCTTCAAGAATGGCTGACACAGGCACTATCCATGTCTTTGCCGTTAATTACAATGTTCTCAGAATATTATCCGGTATGGGAGGCCTTGCTTATTCCAATTAAATATGATATCCGAGACATCGTTGTGATACCC